CAGTCATAGCTGCGATGTCAATCAAAGCTTGTTCTAATGAAGTTTCGTTTAAGTCTGCTTGTGTTGCTAAAGTATTGCTTACAGTACCCGCGATAGTTGGGTGGTTAGTAGCCATTAAGTTAACGCCGTCACCTGTTTGAAAAGCAGTTCCCGCGGCTACGCCCGGTAAACCATTATTCAAAGGTGCTGCACCTTTAACTTCTTTAGCATTGGACATAGATCTTGCAAGAGCTTTTGTGTATCTAGAAGAAAGTCTGTCATAAAGGTTGTCCTCTATTGCTTCTTCTGTGATAGCGAAAGCTAAAGCGATCGTTTCCATTGTGTATCTAGCAGTGTAAGTTTCTTGCGCGTCGTCGTACGCAATTCCTTGACCTTCTGCTTTTACGTCTGCGTTTGCAAAACCACTTAACATTACTTCCTCTTCGAAAGCTCTGTCAGATGATTCTGTAGTATAAATCTCAGCATGCTGATTTTCATACCTTTTGTACTCCAGGCCGAATAGTGCATTCAAACCTGGCTCTAGTTCTTTAACTAGCTGTGCTCTTGATATTGCCATAATTTAATCTCCTATTCGATTATGCCCATGAAACGGCACCAGTGAAGTATTGGTTTAAGTTGTGTGCAACAACCACTGAACAATTCGCTGCTGCGATATCGTTGTTTTCAGGGTCTTCTGCAGTTCTTACCAATCTCCATTGATTGTTCGTTGCATGTCTAGTAGCGTACGTTAAAGTTGAACTTGACTGACCAGATAAATCTGAACCAGCTGCAGTTACAGTTAAGCCATATGTTTTACCATATTCAGCTTGAGCTGCTGCTGCATCAATCGCACCAACAAAAAGTTGGTTAGGATTGTCAATTACAAATGCAGTAATGTCTTCGCTATTAGCTGGAGTAATAGGTTGGTTGTAGAAATTCGCGAACGTAGGCTTCTTAGTAGTAGCGTCGTTGTAGAATATTCCATTCAACACACCTATACAAGTGTTAGTGATGGCAGCTTGTGCAGTGATTATGTAACCAGCAGCGCTTTTTACAGCAGTGCCTTGAAACAAATCAGCATTATAGCCAGCATCGATAAGGTATTTGCCTTGACCACCAGTAGCCGGTGTAGAACCGATCGTACCTTGTGGAATCAAACCAAAGCCTTGTGTGTTTCTATTTGCCATAGTTATTACTCCTTATGAACCTGCCGTCGTAAAACGGCCTCCAGTTCGGGTTGATATTATTTCGATGTTTAAGAATTACTTCTTTGTACCACCGAAGTTTTTGCTTGAACGCTCGAATTTCATCGGCATTCGTTTATCCTGATCCTTCAGTAAGTCGTTTTCTACTGCTTCGTCTTGACCTTCAGTTTGTCTTCTCTGATAGTCCATACGAGACTGTGCGAGTTCTTCGGGTATCCTTGCCAGGAGAAGGCCACCTACTCCAATCACTCCAGCGTGTTTTCCGTCTAGGACAACAGGATAGTCTGCATCTTTGTATTCGTCAGCTCTCACTAACTCATAACCAGATCTCAATCTTCCATGAATGTTTTTGGAATCATTGAAACCCATTGATTCAGCTCTAATCCATCTGTGCCTAAATCCATCAGGCGCTGGTGGTGCATCTAGAGATGATGGAGGCTTGTACTCTTTTGGTCTTTCAGTTTTTGACCGAGTTCCAGCCGCACGAGAAGTTACTTTTTCGTTTTCTATTTTCATATGCTTATGCTCCTTCCGTGAGTTTTAATTGTTTTGCATATTCTTCGAGTGGCACACCTAATTTTTTAGCTATTGCTACTTGAGACGATGTGAGTCTCACTTGTTTGCGACCAGGTTTTGAGCTTCTGTTAGCCGAAGCTACCGACTGAACGGCCCTGTTCGTTTGCTTAGTTTCATTATTATCAAATTTGTGTCCGAAGTCAACTCTAATCCTTTTATCAATCTCTTGGTAATATTCTTGAGATTTAGGATCATAGCCTTCTTTATCAACTAAATCCTTGTGAATTTCAAACGCAGTAAATGTCATGGCTCTATCTGTTCCAAACCATTTATTTCTTGCAGCCCAATCTTCAGCCATAGGATCAGCTTGAGGCATTTGTTGAGGGGTTTCATTTGGTAATTGTCCACCGTCAGATAGTCTTACAGGTGTTTCTTCCTGCTCAACCGGTCTTTCTTTTCTTTGCTTAATTTTAGCGTTCTCGAAAGCTAATTCAGCAATTTTTTTATTTGCTTCAACTTGAGCATTTGCATCACCTGCTTCAATGGCTGTAGCTAATTGCTTTTGTGCCATCTCCATGCCAGACTTTACAGTTTCCTCAAATTTAGCATTATAATCAGAATCAACTTTAATAAATCTTTCCTGATCTTTTCTTCTTTGTGCTTCGACTGCAGCAGCGTATTGAAGAGCGGCAGCTTCTTTACGTTCTGCTTCTCTCATCTTACGTGTAAGTTTAGCAATTCTAGATTGCACTCCTCTACTGTAGTCTTCTAATTTTTCATCTTCCTTTTTTTCGTCTAACTTTGTTTCTCTTTCATTTTCATATGTTTTATCTGTTCCTGTTTCTTGTTCCGGCTGTGGTGTTACAGCTTCTTCTTTACTGTCTTCTAAAGTTACATCAACTTCTGGTCCCGATGTATCTATATCAACAGGTATATCACCTAGTCCTTTTCTTTTTTCTTCCTCTGGCATAGTGTCCTTCCTATGTTAAAATTTGTGCAGGATATCTGTTGGATCCTGTACAGTTGCTAATACTTCGTCATCATTAAGAAGACGAACTTCCCCACCCTCAATCTCTATTCGTGATCCGGCGTAACGTGCGAAGACTACCCAGTCTCCTACCTTGCACCACGGACCATCGTTAAATCTTTTTGGATCATTGTAACAATCAGGTCCCATTGCAAGAACGTTTCCGCATTGCGATGCAACTTGTTGTCTGTCAATTGTTTCAGTTCCTAGTAAAAGTCCACCATCAGTTTTTTCTTTCATTCTGAATGGTAAAACTAACATACGCCAACCTGTTGGTTTAGGTAACTTAGTTACTTCTCTAGTAACTTCTTTTACTGGTTCTTTCTCGTATTTGTCTAGTAGACCTTCTTTAATTTTTGGGACTTCTTCCTTTGAGGTCGACGACTGTTCCTGTGTTTTCATTTTGTGCTCCTTCATCTTGTTGCAGGTTAGAGATTTCCTGACGCACTGATTCCAGTGCATTAATCTGTCCTATTATATACTTATAAGTTTCCATGTTGTCAACACCACCCGATGTGACAGATATGGCTAACTGTTTTACTCTGTTAGTTATTCTTTTGTTTAGTTGATCTAGTACTTGTTCTGGTTCCACGTTTCATCTCCTTAATATGTTTTTTAATTATTTTAGATTGTTTTTTGTGTAACTTAGATGCTTTGTTTAAAGCTTTAGCTACTTTGTTTAGTTTTTTCATATTAACACTTCCATCTTCTTCTTGCTTGACGGATTCGTGAGTTAGGATCGTTACGTGTTTTTGCTGAAGACCTTTTTAATTGGCCTAATGATCTAGCGCAGTATGATTTTCTACGATTAGCAGCTTTGGACCCTTTCTTCACTTTTCCGGTCACGGCTGTTTTTAGTTTACTTCCAGGGTTTGCTCTTCTGTAAGCAGCGACACCCTTCTTAGTCATACCTGCTCCAGATTTTGTTTTTCTATAATTACCACCTTTACCAGTAGTTTTTCTAATAGGATTATCAGCCATTATACATTTACCATTCTAGTCATGTTGATTAATCCACCATTCATTGCTTTTTTTCTTTTTGCAAAAGTTGCAACATTTGTAGGTTTACCACCAGGATTTCCAGCAGCTCTTTTTCTTTTCACTGCAGATGCTTTTTGTCCTTTAGACATTCTACTTGCTTTAGCAAGTGGTACACATTTTGGATATTTTCTTTTAGATCCTTTTGATCTTCCACAAGGTTGATATTTACCGTCTTTCTTAGGCGCACCTATGTCAACCCATTTTTCTTTAACCCAAGCTCGTAAACCTTTTTCAGCCATTACACCATCGACATTCTAGTCATGTCTATGATGCCACCATCAGCTTTTTTCTTACGTTTCTTTTTTCCACCTGGTGTTACTTTACCAGAACAAACTGCTGATGCGTACATGTTCGCGTACGCCGAAGGATACACTTTGAATTTTCGCTTCGCTGCTGCTTTTCCTTTTGGACAAAGTTTAGCCATTACTTTTTACCTTTTTTCATTTTCTTTTTGGTTTTAGGAATAACTCCTTTTGCCATTAAGATATCTTTTTTAGTGATTTTACCATCACCTGAATGATCTGGAAATTTACTTTTATTTTTAGCTTTTCCACCTTTTTTCATCATCATCATTTTTTTTAGTCCAGGCATATTTTCTCCTTATTGTATTAGTGCAATACATTGATGGCAAGATTTTATAAATCTTGTATGCGATCCACAATGTTTTGGTTTCTGAACCGGTACATCCGGTTCAGGTATTTCTGTAAAATATTCTATATGCTCATCAACTTCATCACACATACATGCTTTGATGTTAAATAATTTGCAAATAAAATGTTTTAACTTTTTAAACATTACTTGTTTATTTTACCAGACTTCTTCGCTTTAGAACCGAACTTACCATAAGAATCATCTCTTGAATCTTTTAATTGTTTCTTAGTTCTTTTCTTTTTGATTCTCATAGCGATAGATTCGTCTTTTCTATCTTTGTAGCCTTGCTTTTTCTTTTTAGCAGATCCACCTTTTTTCATACCAGATGCTCCAGTTGGAAATCTGACATTTGATCTTATTCCGTTTTGTCTCATTCTTTTTCTCCTTTTATTATTTTTTTAAAACCGGATTTTATACCTTTAAAAAGATTTTTTACTTCAGGTTTAAGAAAAGTTTCAGTAAGAGTT